TTAACCGTGTCACCAGCAGCAACCGCACCCGCAGCAGCGAATGGGTTAGCAGCAAGACCATAACGGGTCTTGAAACCAATCTTGGGCTGGAAGGAGTTCTCACCAACCGCACGAACCATCTGAAGCGGAACGTATGGGCAGTAGAAGAAACCAGCATCGTAAGGCGATGTGCCCTTGTAACCACAGACGTAGTACTGAGAAGCAGCGACGTTTGCAGAATACGGGTCAACATAGACCTTGAAACGACCATTCATCACACCAGCGAATGTGGTGGATGTGTCGTCAACCGACAGGTTGTTGTTCAGAGCAGGCGTGTAATCAAGAACACCAGCCATCTGAAGAGCAGAAGCAACGTCAGCTGAAACGATCAGCATGTTACCCTTACCACGACGAGTCTGTTGACCAATCGCATTGGCATCACGTTCGATCTGGAACATCAGACCCTTGAACTTCTCAACCGACCAACGACCATTCGAGTCGGTGTCCAGATCAAAGATACCAGCAGCAGTTGTATTAACCTGAGCGCCCGCAACCGCTGTAACATACAGCGAACGAACAACTTCACGGTTGATTTCAGCAAGGATTTCTGTAGAAAGAATGTTGCTGAGTTCTGTCTCGGCGTCAAGACCATGAATTGCCTTCAAGTCCTGTGCAAGTTCCATCGTGTACTCAGCTTTGAGCGCACGGGACACAGCGGTAACCGTTGACTTCTCAATGGAGAAGGCCATTTCAGCGAAAGCGTTCGTGCCGCTATCACCAAGGGCTTCTGCCTGAGCAGTCGTCATACCTGTGGCACTTGTGTAAGTACCGGCAGGGCTGTCATTAAGAACAGCAGGGTTGGTTTCTGTTCCACCAACATCGCCACCACCGATTGTACCGGCAGCGTTCTGGTTCGAACGACCCTGTGCGCCTGGGAAGGACTCGTCAACGAGAGCTTCGGCACCATCGGAAGATGTGAGCGAGGAACGCATCGCAAAGATCAGACCCGTTGGACCTGTCATTGGCTGCACACCGCAAACGTCATACGCGATAAGGTTAGGCATCGCACGGCGAACGAGGGAGATCAGGATTGGGTCCCAATTGTCAATCGAACCACCAGTGCTGTTGGTTGGTGCTGTTTCTGCAAGAAAACCACGGTCTTCACGCATTGCAGCTTCTTGGTTTTCTAGGATGAGAGTGGTAACGGCCCGCTTGTAAGAATCCTCAATCTTCGGAAGATCGGGGTGTTCTAGGACTGGCTGCCACTTTTCTTGTAGATGTTCTGTCTGAAACATTTGTTTCTCCTTTTTTAATTACATCCGTTAATAATATTATTGGGCACGTGCTTTGTTACGACTGATTGCCGACATATAAGCGCTCATTGCTTCAGTCGTATCAATGTCCTGTGCGGTGCCACCGTCTTCATCATCAAAACTTTGTTCAACAATCATCTTTGGGAAATAACTTTCCTTCAAGGTGTCGAGTTTTGCTTTGAAGGACTCTTCGTCAGCAAAGTCAACATCTTCTGTAAGAGACTTGAACTTCTCAATTTCAGTATCGGTCAAATCTTCGCAAGCTTCAGATACGACCTGTTCCCGAACTAGACCAGACTTAACAGTTGTAAGAGAGATATTCTGCTCCATCACACTGTTAACCTTTTCTTCCAGTTCAGCAATTTTTTCAGACTGTGCTTCAAGAACGTCATATTTCTCATCAGGCACGTCAATATAATGATCTTCAAACAACTGTTTCAGTCCAGAGATAAAGTCTTCTGCAATCTCGCCCTTTAGTCCACGTTCGATTGCCAACTCGTTCTCTTTCGTCCATTCCTCTACAACGTAGTTGAGATAAGTATCTACTTTTTCTGTAAGAGCTTCAACCGACTCTTCCAGTTTTACTTCAAACTCAGAAGTCATTCCTTCGTGAATACGAGTGATTTCTTCACGGGTTTTTGATTTAACAGCAGCTTCAAAGATTGTTGCTGCCTTGTCTTTAAACTCTTCGGAGAGGTCTTCACCTTCTACGAGGGCGTCAACGTCTTCCTTGACATTGATGGACTTGATCTTCTCTTCGATCTCAGCCTTGGCATCCTCAAGTTTCTTGAGTTCTGACAGAGCTTCTTCGTCCATTTCCATGTCTTCTGGTTTCATCATCATTTCGTAAGCAGCTTTGAGATCGACGGCTTTCATACCTTCCATCTTCTTCATCATTTCCTGCTTATACATTTCTTTGGTCATGCGAGCCTCTTTAACGACTTCCTGACCTTCTGCGGGTTCAACAAAATCACCAGCAGCAAGTTTCTGCGACTCGCCGGGTGTTGCTTCACCAGAAGAACCCTGCTTTACTTTGGGTTCTGATTTTGCACCTTTAGATGGTGCAGATGTGTCTTTCTTAACCTTCTTTGCAGCAACATCCGTTGGGGATTTTGTTGCATCAGGTTCGACAACGGGTTCACCGCCATCATCGACTTCGCCGCCGGGAGTCTCGTTACCAAGACCCTTCTTGCCTTCAGCAGGAGCAGCACCATCAGTAGGCTGTTTAGACGCCTCTTCTAGTTCTGCAAGCACTTCCGCTTCCAGCTCTTCAATTGTTTGTTCTAGTTCTGACATAGGGTGTCTCCTTATCGTTAATTATTATTTATAAGATTAAAGTCTTTTAAGAAATTTAGCAAATGCTAAAGCTTCGCGATTTGCGTTCCTTCGACGTTCCTTTACGTCAAATTCTCTTTTCATTTCTACCATTTCCGCTTCCAACAACGCTCCGTTATTCCAAACCCACTCTTTACCTTCCATGATACCTTCCACGAAAGCGTTTGGTGCAGAAGGATCAGCAACAATATCTGCTGCCGTTGCGAGATAGAAGTCGTCTCGCACATAATTTGCACCACCTTTTTGATCTAGACTGCCCATTCCCCGCGAGGAAACGCCCAGTTTTGCACCTTCATCCATAAGACTCTTCACAATTTCACCCATAGGCGTAGACATAATCTTCGCCTCTCCAATAAAGTTTTTACCATCAGGTTCCAGAGATGTAATCATGTGGGATACTCGTTCCAGATTAACGGTTGGTCCGTCTGGATGTCCAAGTTCACCAAATGCACGGCTCTCTTTAATAAAGTTCTTGTTATATTTAGTTACTTCTTTGTTGAGTACTTCCATAGGATACACCCGACCATTGCGGTTCTTGATGTCAGCCTGCATAAAGATACCACGAATCTTGTAGTTCTTACTACCGTCTTCCTTTGCTTCGCAGATATATTCTACTTCTTCGACTGCCTCTGAAAATAGTTTCATTGTTCTATCCTTACGATGTATAGTTTTCGTCTTTTTTAAATTCGATAATAACAAATCCAGATGTACCAAAAGTAGTTATTTCATGGTCACTAGAAGTTGCGGTTGTGTTTGCAGCAGTGCCGGGAATAACGCCAGCAGAACCATCATAGTGTCCAGTTCCGGCAAGTCTAATCTGAACAATATCTGTTCCAGAAGATACTTCTTGAATTTCAACATGACCAGTATCATCATCAGCACTACCTTGAGTCAATGCCCACCAAATTCTGGCAATGTGTAGTTTTGCACCGTTCACATGGCCATCTAATGAACTTCCATCTAAAATAGCGCCATTTTCAGCAGCATCATCTTCAATATCAACCTTAAGCGTAACTGTACCGCCCGCGCCCGGCGCATTAACAACGGTATCTCTGAGTACTCTTGCAACAATTGCCATTCTTATCCCCTAGATCGCTAACATTTCTTTTTCGAAATATCCTAGAAGTTCCCTCTCAGGGACTTTATATTTCTTTGATACATCGGTTATAGTTCTTTCGAAACTATTTAGGAAATCTGAAGGTTTCGCGTCCATTTTTTTGAACAAATCGTCCACTGCATCCTTCATTTTGGGTGAAAGACGCTTATATTGCTTAGATTTTCTGTGTTCATCCCTCTCTACAACTGTAGATTCATAGATTTCCTCAATCCTCTTGGTCATTTACATCCGCTTCCTGATCGATATAACTCGAATTTACAAATGTATTTGCAAGTTCTTTGCGTTTAACTTCTAGTGCATCCCCGACCCTAGTAGCCATTGTGATACTGAAAGCTTTCTCTGCTTCAAGATTGTTACCATCAACAATTGCGTCTACAAATTCCTTACTCATTCCTCATCTCCTTTGTCAAATTTTTGATCATCATTTGGTTTACCATCTTGTTCTGGGTCTTCATAGTCTGGCATTTGGTCTGGTCCAATAACACCACCATCGCCATCCTGTGGATACCTTGTGATACCGTCACCACCATCTGGCATATCAATACCACCATCCAATGGATCAGTTTCAAGTTCTTTCTTAATTTGATCTCGCATCTCTTGAACTTCTGCATCGGTCATATTGAGAACCTTCTTCAACACATACTCTTTGCTGAAGAATGTACCAATGTAAGACTGAATACCGTCAAGTGTTTGAATGCGGTCGTTAAGAAGTTCAGCTTCTTTCAGTTCTGCAAAGTGACCATCTTCCATAAAGTCATACTGAATATGCTCTTGCATACGAGGCCAATCTTCTGGTGAGATTACACCTTTAAGGAGTAGGTTAGTCTTGAGCAAGTCAGTGAATAGGGGGACGAATTTCTTACGAATACGTTGTACGAACTTGGTAAACTTGAGTTCGTCTCTAGTAATCTCAGAGGCTCGTCCAAGACTAAATCCGTTTTCGGCTTCAAGTCTTGAAATCGGCACGTTAAGTGAACGGTATAGTTTCCGTTGGAAATATACGATGTCATCAATCTCTCCCAAATTAGAACCGCCGGGAAGTGTGCTAATTTCTGTTCCTCTACCACCTTCACGGCGAGGAAGCCAGAAATCTTCCAACATAGACATGTGATTACGGTCATCCCGAATCTCACCTGTGCTTGCATCGTACACCAACTTGTTACGATAACGGTTCATCACATCTTTTAGATACTGTTCTGCTTTGATCTTGGGTAGATTACCAACATCAATGTAGAAAATTCTACGCTCAGGTGCGCGAGAGATACGATAGATGACAATCGCATCTTCAATCATACGCAACTGATTAACTGGTTTGATTGCTTTGTGTAGATACGAGATAACTCGACCTGAGTTATTGTCGAGAAGTCCTGACGGAACATACACAATAGAATCGGGTGCAATCTTAATACCCTGATCGTTACCTTGCACACCAGCTGACGCAAACCCTTTGTC